TTACGTTGATGCTATTAACGCTCAGTTAGTGATTGATGGAACTAAAGAAGCCCTATTGCTTGAAGCCCTTGTAGAGTCAGAAGAGTCGCATGAAGTTCATGTGGACATTAAGGCTGAGATCAAAGCAGTCGGCGAAGATGATGAAGATTACGGCACCTTTGAAGGGTACGGCTCTATCTTTGGGAATACCGACCTAGGCAATGATATAGTCGCACACGGGGCATTCACCAAAAGCCTAGCCAAGTCAGGCGTATCAGGCGTTAAACTCCTTTATCAGCACAGGTCAGACAAACCCATTGGCGTTTATGAGTCTATTGAGGAAGATGCCAAAGGATTGAAGGTGCGCGGCAGACTAGCCATGAAAACTCAAGCTGGTCGTGAGACATACGAATTATTGAAGATGGGCGCTCTTGACGGGCTCTCTATCGGATTCAGAACAAGCCCTAAGGGGCTAGCCTACGATCCTAAGACTCAAGCTAGGATTATTAAGGAAGCAGAATTGATGGAAATATCTGTTGTCACTTTCCCCATGAACCCAAAGGCTAAGGTTCAGGCGGTAAAGGGTCAAGAGCTATCTATCAGGGAATGGGAGAACGGACTGCGTGATGCTTTCCTTTTGTCTCGTTCAGAAGCAAAGATGGCCGCTAAAGCGGTACAGGATGCTTTTGCACAGCGCGACGCTGAGGCAGAGATGCAACCTGATGTTGATGCCGTCAAACAACTAACCCATAAAATCAAAACCCTGTTAGGAGAAATCTAATGAGTGAAGATGTCAAAACCCTAGTATCTGATATGGGAGCGGCTTTTGAAGAATTTAAGAAAAGCTATGACCAGAAGTTGGATAACTTGGAAAAAGGTGTCCAAGACACCACACTGGACGGCAAAATCGCCGACCTTGAAAAGAAGCTAGATGGATTTGAAGATATTAGTAAGCGAATCACTGCTAGCGCAACTACCCAAGATCAAATCAAAGAGCAAATAGACCGCATGGAAACTGTTATGCGCCGCCCCAACTCTGGTTTTGATTCTCAGCAAATTGATAGCGGCTTAAAAGCGTTTGACTCTTGGTGTCGTAAAGGCATGGAAGGTCTTAGCGCCGATGAGCGTAAAGCGTTAACTGTATCTAACGATACAACTGGCGGTTATCTTGCTCCCCCTGAGTATGTACGAGAGCTGATTAAGGGTATCACCGAAATATCACCCATTCGTAGTATTTCCCGAGTACGTCAGACTGGACAGCGTTCCATTCAGATTCCTAAGCGCACAGGTCAATTTGCCGCGCAGTGGACTTCCGAAACTGGCACTCGTACTGAAACTACTGGATGGCAGGTTGGTTTAGAAGAGATTCCAGCGCATGAAATGTATGCACTGGTTGATATTTCTGAGCAGGACTTGGAAGATACGGTGTTTAACTTGGAAGCTGAGATGCAAGGTGAATTTACTGAGCAGTTTGCTTTAGCGGAAGGGACATCTTTTGTCTCTGGAAACGCTGTAGGCAAGCCAGAAGGTATTTTGACTAACGCCTCTGTAGGTGAAACTAACTCTGGTTCTGCCGCATTGCTAACCGCTGATGGCCTGATTACTCTAGTCCACTCTATCAAAAGCAATTATGCTAAAAACGGCAATTTCATCTTGAACCGATCAACTCTTGGCGCTGTTCGTAAGCTAAAAGATGCGGCTGGTCAATATGTATTCCAAGCTGGCATGAGCCTTACTGGTGGCATGGGTAACACCATCCTCGGTCACGGCTATGTAGAAGCAGTGGATATGCCTAACGTCGGGGCGAACAACTACCCTGTAGCGTTTGGTGACTTCCGTAGAGGCTACTTGATCGTTGATCGCATCGCTATGTCGGTACTTCGCGACCCATTCACCCAAGCAACGGTTGGTAACGTGCGTTATATCGCTCGTCGTCGCGTAGGTGGGCAGGTTATCCTTGCGGAAGCAATCGTAAAGCAGAAGTGTTCTGCATAACTAGGAGATAAGTCATGAGAGATTTAGGAAATAACTTGATTCAAGTTGCAAGTCTGCTACCCCAGCTTGCCTCTGGAAACGGTACTACCACCAACAGCACAGGTGTCAACCTTGTCGGATTTGAAGGGGCCTTAATGGTTCTTTCTGCTGGCGCAGAGGGCGACACCCTGTCTGGTAGCTTGAAATATGCCATCAAGCTACAGCACAGCACGGATGATTCAACGTACACCGATGTTGCTCAATCAGATGTCACTGACGCCACTTTAGCATCTGGCGTTTGGTTAACTCTGGATGCGGCGGCTGATGTGAGTCAATCTTATGCTATCGGCTACATTGGTGGAAACCAATATGTTCGGGTAGAAATTGTCCGAACAGGAAACCACGCGACAGGGACTCCGTTAAGCGCAGTAGTGCTTAAAGGCTATCCTCATCATGCTGGTGGCGCGAGTAGCAATTAATATCGCGTAAATTGTAACGAGAGAGAGGGGGGGTGGTTTCTCCCCTTGCACCCTCCCTCAATCTTTACAGGGCTTTATTATGAACAAGCAATATAAGATTGTTATACCCAAGGCAGGACAAGAAAGCGAAGTTGGTGGGCTCAAGTTGTATGAGCTTGGAACCGTCGTAGTCGCTGACCAGAAATGGAAGCAAGATTTAATGGCATCATTTGTTGATAGCGGATGGGCTATGGAAGTGAAGATGCAAGACACCTCAAATATGGAAAGAGCTAGAGGTGATAGCGGTCACTTTGTCGCTGACGACCCAGCTACTCCAGAGGTCAATGAGGCTTTTGTAGAGAAGAAGGTTGCACCTAAGAAAAAAGCCGCGCCCAGAAAGAAAGCCGCCCCAAAAAAGTAAACAGGAGTTTATGAGCAATGGCGTATCTATTAGATATATATGTTTTAGCAACATCTTTGATTACGGTTGCCTCGGTAATCTGCAATTACACTGACACCCCTAAAGATGATGAGTGGGTCGCTAAGGCTTATAAATTGATGGAACAATTTGCTTTCCTAGGTAACAAGGCAAAGCAGTAATCCGTGGACGCGGCACAGCTAATAAATGAGGTTGGCTTTCCTATCGCGGCCTCTCTTGGCTTGGGTCTTTTCATTTGGAAGTTAATCAACAGAATAATTGACGGGCTAGAAGCTAAGGTGGATGCCTTGGACGATAAACTAATTGCTCAAATAACTCACTTGGAAGAAAGGCTTGGCGGCAAGCTAGATGGTCAACATGGCATTCTAATTGCGCTTATTGACAGGGTTAGGTCAGTGGATAACGAGATTATCAGGCAGGACACTCTACTCAAAACCATCTTAGGCGTACCTCAGCTATTAAATACCGATAGGCTTGCAAAGGCAGACAGAGATGATCAGAGAAAGGATTGAATTCTTAGGGCTCGGTTTACTCTGTATTGCTATGTCGGTGAATGCTGATCAAATTACGCACAAATTCAAATCACCCAGCTTTAATGGCATCAATACATCAAGCCACTACCTGACAATAGAAAACCAAGAGTTTAATCGCAAGGCTGATATAGCGGCTGAAATTAAGGCGTACCAAGAAGAACTAGAGCGAGATGCGGACAACACCACTCTGGCACGTTTCATACGCAACCTAGAGTCACGCATCTATGCTGAGTTAAGCAGGCAGTTGGTCAGCAACCTGTTTGGCGAGAACATGAGCGATTCAGGCATTTTGGAACTTGAAGGGAATACGATACAATATTTCGTAGATGGCGACTTTATAACCTTAATTATCACGGATGCCGATGGAAATACGACTACTATCACTTTGCCTATTGGCTCTTTTGGCTTCTAGCTGTTCAGTATTTGACCAGTTTGAGGATACGTTTAGCCGAAGGTTTGATGCCAATGACGTTGTTAAGATAGGAAATCTAGAGTCTAGCGCCCTAATTAACGCCCCAGTACCAAAGGTTCAACCCATAGTGGCCGTCTACCCATCAGCATTCACAGATCAGACAGGCCAGCGAAAAAGTAATAGCTCCTTTGCACTATTCTCAACCGCCGTTACACAGCAACCTAGCGCCCTCCTCATACGAGCATTGAAACACGCATCTAATGGAAAATTCTTCCGTGTGGTTGAAAGAGTGGGGTTGGATAACCTAACTAAAGAAAGACAGCTTATCAGATCAGCTAGAGAGCAGATGCCAGCCGACGGTGATCGGAGTGGTGTGCCGCCCCTGCTATTTGCAGGTGTTTTGCTAGAGGGGGCTGTCATAGCGTATGATACAAACTTATCCACTGGAGGAAGCGGTGCCAGGTACTTAGGCATTGGCAAATCCGCGCAGTACAGGGAGGATAACGTAACGGTGTCATTGAGAATGGTATCCGTTGCAACAGGTGAAATACTTATAGAGGTAATGAGCCAAAAGACCGTCTTTAGTTATGCACAAAGCGATGATGTATTTAAGTTTATAGAGATGGGGACAGAGCTTATTGAGATAGAGTTAGGTAACTCGCGCAATGAGTCCACTACGATAGCTCTAATGAAAGCGATAGAAGGTGCGGTATTAGAGCTTATTTATATCGGCTACGACAGGAGATTTTGGGCTTATGAAAAAGATGATTAATTACCTAACCATTATGATGATTTTATGCAGTGCCTCGGCATTCAGTGCAGACAATGAAATATACATTGACCAATCTGGCGCTACGGCAAATATAGATATAGAGCAATTAGGTATATCTAACTTGATAGGCGGTCTTGATTCGGTTGCAGGTACGCTAACCCCGCTTGACCTTGATGGCGATACGCTGGTGCTGGACATCAATATGATCGGTAGCACTAATAAGTTTTTCGGTGATATTTATGCCAACAGCTTCACTGGTGACTACAATTTCACTGGGTCAACGAACACGTTTACCATTCAAGTAGACCCGACCAACACCTATGGAGCAGACTCCACTGACCAGCAGGTAGATGTTACTGGGGCGGGAAACACGATAACGCTTAATCAAGGCACCACTGCTCTAGCGGCAACACTGGACTTGGATTGGATAATTCAGGGCTCAAATAACACTATCACATCTAACATTAACATTGATGGTGCGACCAACTACATGAACATAGATGGCTCGGACAACACAATTGATTATGAAGGTACAGGAACCAATGACTCAGCAGGGGGCTATTTTTACCTAGAGCAAACAGGCGGCAGTCGGACGTTCAACATTCAACAACTGAGTACCTTAGATAATGATTGGCTTAAAATTGTTAATGTTGGCTCTGGTGGTACTATTTGCATCGTTCAAAACGACCAAGGCTCTACCACAGGATGTTGATATTGGTGGGGTGTCGGAAGTATCTGGCTATGCTCAGATTAAAAGGGGAGCCTCAGATAACGATGCCAATTTAGATTTTTCAATACAATCTAACGATGAGGCCATTACTGCCAATGGTAGGATGGCCATAACCTTTCTTGACGATTCTGAGGTTAAGTTGACAGAACATTCCCAACTAACCATAGACGAATACATATACGACCCAGACCCTTCAAAATCCAAGATGGCCCTTACCTTTGGGCTGGGGACTGCTCGGTTCATTAGCGGCAAACTCAACAAAATAGACAAGCGCAACATATCCCTTAAAACCCCGACAGCCGATATAGCTATTCGCGGCACTGATTTCACCGCTACCGTAGACGAGCTGGGGCGCAGTCTAATTATCCTACTTCCCGACAAATATGGCATTTCTAGTGGCGAGATTGAGGTTATTACGGCGGCGGGTACGGTTTTACTTAGCAAGCCTTATGAGGCCACCACAGTATCGGTTTATGAGTCTAGCCCATCCAAGCCTGTTATCTTAGACCTCTCACTGGAGTTTATTGACAACATGCTCATCGTGACACCCCCAAAAGAAGAGGTTGTTGTAAGGGAGGAACAGGTCGCAAGTAAAGCTAGCATCCTTGACTTTAATGGCCTTGATATAGACTACTTAAAGGAAGATTTCTTATCGGATGAAAACCCAGAATTTACTGAGCTAGATATAAACTATCTGGATGTAAACTACCTTGAGGACTTGCTCAATATATTGGATTCCCTAGGAGTGGAGGAGGAAGATGATAAACTGGCTCAGGTTTCAGGGGTAACGGTAACGGGGACTAGCTTAGGGCTAGACGCAGAGACTCAAATAAAAACCCTCATTACAGGCCAAACAATCAGCTTAATGCGAAGTGTTAGCGAACACGCCAGAATAGACCTTAATATTGCGGGCGGGTACACGGTAATACTCATACAGGACGGCATATCTAACATCATTAAAATTAACGGTGGTGACTCAACCATCCGCATATTACAGGGGGGTTAATGAAAAAAATCATCATAACCATCATAGCGGGGGTGTTATTTTCCGCGCTCGTCTATCAGCCGACCATTGTAGAGATTATAAAACTGCGAACCTTTGACTATTTTGTTCAAACTGAGGAACCTACAGGGGCTATCGTACTGCTCAACCTCACTGAGTCAGACATTCACAATGAAGGTGGATGGCCATTCCCTAGGGAGCGGCTGGCTGAAATTCATATTGATCTATTGAACGCGGGCGCAATATCGGTGTCGTGGGTGGCAGTGTTTAGCGAGCCCGATAGGTTCGGGGGCGATGCCTATTTTGCTCAGGCACTCTCTTATACCCCCAGCGTAATCGCTATGTTTGAAACTGAGGGCTTCAAGGAAATGCCCAAAACTGAGGGAACAGTAATCCTAGGCGATGATATTGGAGGCATAAAGGCTCAAGGGGTGACACAAAATATACAGGTTTTACGAGATGTTGCGCTTCAGGGAATAGTGTCTGCGCCTGTAGATGTAGATAATTTAGTGAGAAGAATGCCTCTATTAATGCGTAGTCCCGATGGGTGGATGGCTAGTTTTGGGACTCAATTACTAAAAGCGGTCACAGGAACAAGCACCTACGTCATTAAAACTAACGCTAACGGCATTCAAGAGGTAAGGGTTAAACAGCTAAACCCTATTCCAACAGACAGTGAGGGTCGCGTATGGGTTAACTGGGTGGCTACGGACTCAACCTCATTGAAGGATATGGATGTAGCGGGGAAGGTGGTTGTCGTAGGCACTACTGCAAAGGGCATCTTGCCTCAGGTGGCTACCCCAAAAGGGCTTTTATACCCCCATCAAATACAAGCATCGCTAGCGGAGACTATAATTCACGCCTCAGAAAAGCCTATGCCAATGATACCCAGCGAAGCACTGCTCTATGAGATGTTAAATTTCATCTTCGGGGTGCTACTGGTTTTTATATTTATAAACTATCTAGGGGTGTATCTAGGCTTGGCCCTATCTACGGCTTCAATTGTAGGGGTGGGAGCGTTTGGCTTGATGCTAATCAGCAAGGGGATGCTGGTAGATGTGACATGGACGATGATTTCCCAGTTTGTTGTGGCATCGGCTACGTTTTACCTGAACTACAAAGAGCAATACAAGCTCAGGCAGTTAATCAAAAAGCAATTTGAGCATTATTTAGACCCAAGACAGGTAAAGCGACTGCAAGAAAACCCCGACTTGCTCAAGTTAGGCGGCGAAAAGCGTTACTGCACGTTTCTATTTACTGATGTTCGCGGGTTCACTGCCTTATCCGAGAGGGTAACGCCAGAGGAGGTCGCTTATATTATGAATAAAGCCCTTACAGCCCAGCAAACCGCAGTCGCAGAATGTCATGGCATGGTAGACAAGTACATCGGGGACGCAATGATGGCTATATTTGGAGCGCCTATGGACCTAGAAAACCACGAGGATTGGGCTATCAAGTGCGCGAAGCAAATAGGCAGGAATATGGATGAATTGAATTTAGAGTTTGAGGCCAAGGGATTGCCGCCTATTAAGATAGGCATCGGGATAAACAGCGGTGACGCTATTATTGGGAACATGGGCTCAGATCAACGCTTTGACTATACGGCCATTGGTGACGCGGTTAATATAGCGGCTAGGCTTGAGTCTGGGACTAAAGATGCAGGGGTGGATATATTGATTGGAGAGGGGACTGCCCATAACGCAAATTGTAGGTTACAATCCGTTCAGGCTATCACGGCTAAAGGGAAAACTAACAAACTAAAGGTTTTTACCATTGAAAAACATAGAACTTAGCAAGATAGAGGCACACGAAGCGTTGTGCTTGCTACGGTATGAGAGCATTGAAAGACGACTTAAATCAGGCGATAGGCGTTTTGACAAACTAGAATCTATGTTATGGGCGGTTTATCCGTTCATGCTGGCGTGTCTTGCCGTTGCGAAGTTTGCTTGATACTATATAAACCCACTACCCCAGCAGGGGACTAATTACAGCAGAGGCTATTATGAGTGAAGTTCTACGCAAGAAAGCACCAAAGGCAACTAAGACGGCTAAAGCACCCTCGGTTGAGGTGCCTAAAGTAGACCCTGATGCACAGGTGTTTACCTATGCTGATTTTGATCAAGGGGTGCAAAAGCAGTGGCCTGTAGAGGCAATCGGCGGAGAGTGTGTGTTATTTATTCAGCACGTTCAGGCATTGCAAGACGAGTTAAATAAATTTCAATCAGAGATGAATCAATTGCAACTTAAAATGAATGATAAAAATTCAGCGCTTAAGGATAACAGGGAGCGAATCAGAGGGCTTTTGCCTGGTGATAATCTCGCTGTAGTCACCGCGCTTGAAAGACGAGAAGAAACTTCTCACTAAGAGGGCCTATTATGGCTGGCATTACAGTAGAGACACAACCCGCCACCGAGCCCTTAACTGAGGCTGAGATAAGGGCTTATATTAGGGCTGAGGATGTAGCAGACCAAGCTATTATCCTAATGATGGGAAAGGCCGCTCGCAAATTCTGTGAGGAATTTACTAACAGGGGGCTTATCACCCAAACCCTAAATTTATTCCTAGACGCAAATCGTGATGTTGACTCTCCTTTATGGGAGGGTATGAGAACAGGTCCCTTTTTAAATTACTACAAAAACTACATCACTCTACCGGGTGGCCCCGTTCGGTCTGTGGCTAGCGTGGAAACTTTTGATGATGCAGATGTGGCGACCACTATGGATGCCGCAAAGTATTACGTTGACACAGCTAGGGTGCCATCCAGAATAACACTGAGAATTGGCGAGACATTCCCGACAGGGATGCGGGTGGCAAACTCAATTAAAGTGGTCTATGACGTAGGTTATGACGATGCGAGTGCGGTTCCTGAGCCTTTGCGACTGGGCATGTTGATGCATATTGCTTATATGTATGACCAACGTGGCGACATGAAAGATTACCAGCAGACCCTAGCATTACCACCGATGATTCAAAAGCTCTACGCTCCATACGTTATTTATGGGGGCATGGGTAGCTCTGTATTAATGGCGACAGGGTAATGTCAAACTCTGGCGCATCTACAGGTGCAATGCGAAAAGCCATCGTGATACAGGTTGTTGCTAGTACAACTGACAGCGGTGGTGGACGGGCAGTGGTTTGGTCCACGTTTAAGACTGTTTTTGCGCACGTACAGCAACTTTCAGCGACAAACAAGTATACGCAAGGGGTTATTGACGAGAAAGGCGCATACGCCTTTACACTGCGTTATACGACTGGCATCACATCCGCCCACAGAATCAGCTACGATTCAAAGCTATTTAATATCACATCCATTGTCAATATTGATGAGAGACGAAAATATTTAATCATTAAGGGCATGGAGGGGGTTGCCGTATGAGTTTTGAGATCGTTAATGAAAAGGCATTTATAGAAAAGTTAACTAAGCGGTTGGTCGGTGCTGCAAGAGCTCACACTAAAAGGGCTGTGTTTCTTTCAGCCAACGAAGTGAGGAATGAGGCTATAAATTCTATAGCCAGGGGCAAGAAAAGTGGCGAAACAGTTAAGAAATATTACCCCAGCCGAACGCACACCCAATCCGCTAAGGGGCAAGCCCCAGCAACTGACACTGGATTTCTTATATCTCAGGTTAGTGCATCCGTCCGCGTCGAGGCGAATGCTGTGATAGGGGAGATTGTATCAGCGGCTCCTTATTCTAAATTTCTTGAGTACGGCACTGTCAATATGGCTAAACGCCCATTTATGTCGCCAGCCCTAAGAAGGAGCAGAAAGAAAATTAAAAAAATATTCATCCGTGAAGGGTTGATAGGCCTGAAGGGGGCTAAGAAATGAGCATCTTTCAATTTGCATTGCAGACAGCAATTTATACAAAGTTATCCACAGACAATGAGTTGACCGTCACCCTGGGGGCTAAAGTCTTTGACGATATACCCGAAGAGACGGCTTATCCTTACGTTCAAATAGGTGAGGATGTGGCGGGTGATTGGAGTACCAAAGACGCAACTGGCTCAGAGATCACGGTTCATTTGGATGTTTGGAGCCGATATAGAGGCAGTTTGGAGCTTAAAAATATAATGGACAGGATACATACTCTGTTGCATGATAGCAGTCTGTCCGTCACTGGAACCAACTTTATCAATATGCGGTTTGAGTTCAGTGATACAATCAGAGACCCAGATGGGATTACTAGGCATGGAGTAATGAGATTTCGTGCAATTATGCTAGGTTAATGTACTCAACGAAAGTTGATAGGAGAATTTAGATGGCGGCACAAAAAGGTTTAGACTTACTATTAAAGATTGATATTTCAGGGACGTACACTACCGTTGGTGGCCTACGCTCTACATCAATCACCATGAACGAAGAGTCCGTGGATGCTACTAGCAAAGACTCGCTAGGCTCTCGCACCCTACTTGCGGGCGGTGGAGTTCAAAGCATATCCATTTCTGGCTCTGGTATCTTTACTGATTCAGCGGCAGAGGTTGCGGTTCGGACGGCTTATGGGGCTCAGGCAAATACCACTGATGGTTCCACAGGTCAAACAGCGGCCTTTGAAAGCTTCCAAGTAATCGTTCCTGATCTGGGCACATTCACTGGAGCATTCCAAATTACATCGCTGGAATATGCTGGCGAATACAATGGTGAAGCGTCTTATTCTATATCGTTAGAGTCAGCGGGCTATACTACGTTTGCATAATGATGGAGGTGAATGATGTCTTGGGCTATAGCTAAGATAAAAGTTAATTCTGTCAAAGTGCTGGGGATGATTAAGGGTGACAAGGTAACTTGCGCCTGTCCTGAGGGCTTTGATGGTGCGAGTGAGATAGTAGTAAACGGCAAGAAGCATGATGTGCTGGACTGCCGCCTTGACTCCAGAGATGGTGTCTTACATTTAATTGTCGCAAAAGCGGCTACAAAAAAGGAACAGTCAGATGACAAACCCAATGAAGGGCGAGCTACTTCTTAAACTTGCAGGTAAGGATTACAAGTGCCGATTAACCATTGATGGCATTATCAAGATTGAAACTGAAATTGATAAGGGCATCATCGCGATCACTCAAAAATTAGCCTTGGCCGATGTCCGGGTGGGCGAGCTTGCTATTGTATTGCTTCATGCTCTTAGAGGTGGAGGCAATGACGTTAATATGGAAGATGTTAAAACCATCATTCAGAATGCGGGCATAGTAGAGTCATGTACCGTAGTCGCAAAACTTTTAGCAAAATCATTGAGTGACCCATCATCGGAGGGCGGTGACTCAAAAAAGGCGTAGGTGACGAGCTTGAGCCCATACGTTGGATGCGATTCTTTGAAATATGCGTAGGGATGGCAGGGGTTCAGCCAAGTGAGTTTTGGGATATGTCGCCTATTGAAGTCTACGCAACGCTCAACGGTTTTAAGGAGTTTAACACTACGCCAGATAAGGATAGTGGCCCCTTAGATCGGAACAGCCTTGAAACGCTAATGGAGTTATACCCCGACTAATGGCTACTGAAATTGATGAACTCGTCGTCCGTATCAAAGCTGATACCAAACAGCTTAATAAGGCATTAGACGATGTAAAGAAAAAAACCAAAGATGCAGGTCAGTCCGGTAAGAAAGGGCTATCTCCTGCAACTGGAGCCCTAGTCGGAATGAGGCTTGCGGCGAATGCGGCGGCGGGTGCGATCATAGCGTTGAAAGCGGCTATGCTGGGTGTTGGTGTTGTCGTGGCTGGTATAGCTCTCTTGGTCGGCAAAAAAATAGCTGATGTAGGCATGGCTTTTGAGGACTTGCGAGTTTCCTTGAATACTGTGTTCGGTGGCATTAACCAGGGTCAGAAAGCCTTTGATCAGATTATCAGCTTTTCAAAAACAACCCCCTTTCAAATTGAAGATGTTACCAAGGCATTCATCAGGCTAAAATCTGCTGGCCTTGAGCCTAATATTGACATGCTTACAACCTTCGGTGATGCGGCCTCTATCGCTGGGGACGCTACTGAGGCTTTCGCGGCACTGGTTAAAATAGCCGCAAAATCTACAGGCGGTGGCCTGGGCCTTGAGGAACTTGAGCAGCTAGAGACGCAGGGTATTGCAGTCTATCCAATTTTAAGAAAAGAACTTGACCTGACTAGAGACAATATCGCTGCATTTGGCAAGAGCACTGCTGGCGCGGCGCTCATCCTTAAATCATTGATAAAAGGACTCAAGGAAACCACCGGCGGCACAATGGCTGAATTGATGGCTAACCTTTCCAACAAAACATCAAACCTGACTATCGCATTCAAAGAGCTTTCCTTGGCAATATTTGAATCTGGGTTTGCAGCTCAATTGAAAACCATGACTGATTCAATCGCGGGCTTTATTGATAAAATAGCCTTCCTTATTCGTATTCGCAACAAACTGACGGCGGGGGATGATTTCACAATCACCGAAAACATAACGCAGGTCAACAAGACGGTGGGGTCAGACTTAAGTAGTGGGTCGCGATCAGCAGATAAGAATGTCAGTCAGCTTTTCACAAACTTCAATCAGGCAATAAACCTAGTCCCAACATTGGATATGGGTGCACTTGAAGGCGCACAGGAGTCACTTAAGTTAGCCCTCTCAGATTCTGAAGCAGATTTTGCTGAAGCAGTGGCTAAATTTAACAATCTTGCGGATGATGCTCCAGGTCTGAGGGTTGCAAATTTTGAGGCAGAAGTGACGGATCTAGCTACAGTTATTACTGCTCAGCGAAGTTTAAACCAAACAATAGAAGATAGAATATCTTTGCTGAAAAAGGCTGATGAGCTAGCACTCCCGGGTGAAATTGCCAGTGCCAGAAAGGAAGGCGCTGCATTGATCGCACTGCCTGATTTGATTAAGCTGGCGCGACAAGTAGAAGAGGCCACATTTCCTTTTCTGGAGCTTGAGGAAGCAGTTGTGCAGGTAGGGTTAGCATCTCTAATCACTGAGAAAGCGCTGAAAAAGGTTAATGGGGAATTTGTGGAATTTGATAAAGCAGTGTTCACCCCCACTCAAATAACAGACATGCTTGCTTTTCTTGGTAAGAAGAGGGCGGAACTGAAAGCTGAGATAGACGAGGGTATTCGGGATGCGTTTGATGCAGATAACGCAGATATTATAAGAGCAGTTGCGTCAGTGACAGACCCGATGATAGAAATGGAAGCAACGCTGGCTAGAATGAAAGCAAGGCTTGCTGAGGGCGATTCTATCGCTATGCTTGCGTTATTTGGCACGGACGACCCAGAAGTTGTGCAGGGTATTATAGCGGCTGTTGCCGCTGATATGAAGGAGGCTGGCAAGTCTGCCGAAGACCTCGGAAACACGCTTGGGGCGCAACTAAAAGATGCTGTTGTATCAACTGCCCATGCATTCACTAATGAATTCGTCAACTCATTAATTGAGGGGCAAAACGCTTTAGAATCATTTAAGAACTTTGCCAAAAGCATGGTGTCACAAATCATAGCTATTTTTATGCAGATGGCTATCGTGAATGAAATAATAAACAATGTGTTTGGTCTAACTGGAGCTAATAGGCTTTCAACAGCATCAGTCCCCAACCCAACGGCTACCAACGCTAGCGGCGGACATTTTGAGGGAGGTCGGGCAATGTTGGTTGGTGAGCGCGGCCCTGAGCTAATCATTCCCAACAGTGGCGGCACTGTAATGAATAACATGAATTCAAAAAATGCTATGGGCGGGGGGCAAACTATCATAGTCAACCAAAGCCTAAACTTCTCAACGGGAGTGGTCGGGACAGTAAGGGCTGAAATACAAAGAATGCTACCCACGATAGCTGAGGTATCCAAAGCAAGCGTATTGGATGCAAGCCGTCGCGGTGGAAACTACAGAAAGGGGTTGTTTGGTGCCTAGAATAATTGATATACCGACTAACGTGGG